CCCGAACTTACATATGACACCTGTGAAACGGATTGAACCGTTTTCACAGGGACCCCTCTAATGACCAACTTCCGTGAACATTAACTTTTCATCTAAAATAATGTCCTGCATTTTCATCATTGATGTTAACGCATTTAAATGGTAATCTACGTGTGCTGTACTACATTTATATTTGTGACTTAATGCCTCACGTAATGAAGCATATTCGTACCACTCATCCAATTTTAAACCAAAACCCATTTCATCGTTAACGGATTTCGTTTCTGGACTCGATCCTAACATACAGCAATAACTCATTGCTCTCATCTTCATGTTTTCTTGCGTATTTTCACTAACTCCGTTGAGAACTTCAAAACGTCTCCTCAATCTAATTATATCAGGACCCGATTCAAGGTTTCCATTACTGTTTTCATAAACAATGTTTCTCAAGAAAGTCCCGCACACCTCATCTACGCTAGCTTCACTTTGCATATTAAAATGCCTAGCGCTATTGAGCTCTATCATTTCTTTGGTAATTGGCCTTCTGGCAATGATCAAGTTGTCATCTCCTAAAACTGTCATGAGCAATAATCTAGTTCCTAACTCTTTAACTAATCTAGCTTTGACGTTTAAGTTGATAATAACGTTACCCAAAGCTGTAGTGGCTTGACCGGTGTGCCTGCTGGCTTCACCTACGAATTTAAGCCCAATGCCTTTAGCTCTCCAATGTCTGTGAACTTGATGCCACATATTTACTACACTCGATTTCCCTCCTAACAATTTGTAGATTTCCATCTCGGTATCGATTAATGTCATGTCCGTTTGTCTGTCCTGTTTCTTCAGATCGTCTTCAGCGAAAACTATCTCTGAGTCGCTCTTCCTAATTTTGTTATAGTGAGCACTTAATTGAGCCGGAGTCAATCCGTCTGCATAAATCACTCTTTCAATCAACAATTTCTTCAAATTTTCCTTTAACTTCTTAAAGAAAGGGCTAAAAATGCTGGTGATGCCTTTCCTTTGCCACACGATTAATCTGATACGTTGTTCTTCGATAGTGTCGGGCATCTTGTTAGTGTAATCATACATCAACGCGTCTTTCATTCTGCTTTCCATCTTCATATGAACGTTCACTTTATCTAAGCCATTCACGTCCATGCCGTGAGTGATTACTTCCATTAAATCGTCTGCGATTTTCGCACCATCAGGTCTTTCTTTAATCCACGCTAAAACATCCTCGGGATTGATCGTCACTTCATCTAAGTCCTGCATCATTCCCTTCTTGAAATACGTTTCTGCAAATATTTTGGCATCTTTAATCGGATCATGCTCCACTTCTCTTAAAACCAGGTTTGAACCGAACAGTTCACTAACTGCTTGCAAACCGGCATGCATTCTTTTGGTGTAAGCAGGTTGAGAGTGACTGGGATATTCAACCATTTTTGCTTTCAAGATATTTTTAATTCCGGTAAACTCAGGATTACTAGATAGCTTGATGTCTTTGTGTGGCAACGAAATGCTCGTCGGCAACATTCCAGTTTCATCATTCCAATAATCTATCACATTTGGAAGAATCATTTCTGGAACCACTTCACCATTTAAGGCACTGGTCATAACTCCGCTACCAACTAAGAGTACATCTTGCTTACCGTCATTCGTTGGTATCACCACATCGCTAACATCTTCGTATCTTTCTCCGTTCAACATGTCTAAAGAGTGAACTGTGTTCAAAAATTCCTTATCATTCAGTTTACTATTTGATGTTACCTCAATTTTTGTAGCATTTGTTTTACCAAAAACCTTATCATGTTCTCCAACTGGCAAATCGTCAATAGTTATATGGGTATCTAATTTACTTCTACCTTCGCCTACAGGACTGAATCTTACTATCTCCATAGTAGTTGTCATGAACAAAATTCTCTCGTTTTGTTCGTAAGAATCGTACACATTTGCGTCTACACCTATTTCGTAGTTTTCAACATCAAATCGCATCTCTTTAAAATAATCTTGCACACCAGGCATTGGAATCATTGATCCATATTCTTTAACTAACAAGTCATATGCATCCACGCCTGTTAATGTTTTTCCTTTAAACAAATCGACAATTTTCTTTGTGTTTGGAATGAACGTGTTACCCTCTTTAATCCATTTTGCCAAACCAGTGGTAAAGAACCAATTGTCATAATTTGAGTTTCCAGATCTCAAACCTTGTTCAAAACTGTCTTTAAACATATCTGCGAAATCTTGTCTCACGTTCATCATTGGCACCATTCTTCCATTGGATAATCCCACATTAATGCCAGCATCGTATTGCATAGTTTTCTTGTCCACCAATTTTAATCCATCGTCTAAAGGGATATAACAATCTTTACTAGATAAAATGTCATGCTCTGGTAAATTGTGATGATTACGATTATCTGCGTCTGTGACTAAAATTTTATCACAGTTAGTGGTAATGCTAATGTTTGCATATTCATGTCGCTCTCTTTTTAGTCGATTTTTTGTGTGCGTATTAAGAGCTCCGAAATTTGGTACTTCTGGTCCAACAACTTTCTTGAACACTTTGTCATATTTGTACGCAGTAACATTGATATTACCAACTAATTTTGGACCGTTTGAAGTCGCAATTACTGGACCTAGATCGCTTTCCAAACATAATCTTGCTTCAAATCGTCCGTTATGCAAAACCAAATATACCTTTCCAGGAATCAATTCAGGAACAGAGTCAAAAATTTTGCCAGTTATTTTTCTAGTTAGATTCCAACCTCCGTTTCTTGAAACAATTATGTCAGCTCGCCCATGTAACCTAATGTGTAACACCTTAGAATAACCTGTTTGGAAACATTCATGCTTTTTCACTTGACACTTTGAAATGGCTATAGCAAGATCAATATCCAAAATTGAGTTTTTGATTCGCACTTCATCAACTTCAATGCTGTCCTTGATTTGACCAGTTTTGATACTGTTGAGCTCTTTGTGCATCATGGTTCTCTCATTACACCTAACGTGTCCAACATTCAAACCTTGAACAACCTCAATGATATATATCTCTTTCGATTCGTCAACCAAAATTAGCTGTCCAGTACGACCGTTGATCACTAATACATTTAAATCACATAATGGGAACCATTCCAAGAGTTTTTCGAAAGGTTCGTTTGGCAAAGAACCTATTAAATTTCGTAGAGTATCAAATGGTACTTGGGTACCGGAACGAGTTAAACAGTGATGCAACACCCTTGTAGCGCAATAGTCTTTTTCTTGAGGGTCGTACCATGAATCAATCAACATCTTTTCGTCATTACACTGGATGTTTTCTTTAACGTAAGTATTTCCTGACCTAGTTCGACTGTTTGTTAAATTAAATCTAGTGAAGTCAGGTAAACTGTGATCCATCAACCGAGACTTGAAAATATTTATTAGTTCATTAGCTCGTACGCATGTAGTGGCAGTTTTCCTTCCCCTGGTATCATTACCTAAAGTGCGTGGATCAATTTCCTTCACCAAAGATAAATATTTGACATAATCTCGGGAGAAGCTGTCGACAACATCAGCTTCCTCAAACCATTTAGTGGTAATGTAATCTCTGGAATACCAGTTCCTTACTGAACAAGTTTTAGCCATATTGTCGTCAAAATTAGTTATCATCGCATTGGAGTAACGTATATGACAAGAATGAATCACATAGCATTGCTTTATACCAAATAATTCCCAATTGCACTCATCAATTCCATAGACGGAAGCGTAAGCCAAATTGCTGTTAATATATTTACACATATCCATTTCGCTCGGTTTCTTCACAATGACCATACCGTCCAAAAAGACAGCACAACCTTTGGATGGCGTCACTACTGTATTGACTTTAATGTCACCAATGTTGTTAATTCTGTGTTCTGCAGCTAAAGCATGTAACCCAGGTCGTCCACTAATAATATGAACTTCTTTGTAGCAAGGTAATAGCAAAGCCAACATGTACCGTAAGTTCGCTCCTAGTCTACCAATAATTCCATCAAATTCTAGTGGTTCGAAACCAGCTTCTTCAATTGCTGCAGCATTACCTTTTGAACAAAAAGCGATGTATCTCACTCCTTCTCTGGGATCAGTGGGAGCGGATCGCATCGCAACCCCCGGGTCAAGCGAAGCAACATACCAAATAGTATTTTTGTCAGAGTTTAAAGATTCAACCTTACAACACAATTTGCGTAAAAAGTTAATTTCATCGTCTTCAAGGATACAACCTTTAGCATAATCTTCGTCTACACAATGCACTCGACTACTTGTTAAATTTTTACAAACTGCTATACGTGCATCTTTCAAAGCCATGGCTGGGTTAACATACAATTCTTTCTTCGGTTCTAATTTACCGATTTTTTGATACAGTTCCATGTATCCGGAGATTTTTAAAAACGTGTCACTAATTTCATCGGGCCAACTCGAAACCAATGATTCCAATTTACCTTCCAATTTTTCTTCCCTACTAATGTCTCCACTAGCCTCAAATATGTTTGACACAAATTCTTGAATAGCTTCTTCCGACATTTGATTCGACGGTATTTTCGAATTTTCAGATAATGCAAAATATGATGACATTGTAAAGAACTGCATATCTACAAGACTTTGTTCCAGAGGGCTCAATTTTACAACGTTTTTCCGGCTGTCACCTATCGATCGGTAAGGATCAACAAGTTTTAAAAATTGTGCAGTTTGGGATACTTCGTAATCTTTGCCGCATGTCTCCAGGTCCACATAAGGTGGTAAAAATAATTCATCCAAGAAATCCAGTTTAAGATCATCGTTGTTGAAAATGGCTCTCAATAAATCGACAGGAATCGATTCACCCTTTAAATCAACATTATTCTTTTGAGTCAACAGTCGATTGATTTTCCATAAGTGCAAGTGTGTTTCATCGCAACCATAAATGTCACCATGCCATAAGTTTAATGAGATTAAAGCGGCCAGATTGGAAATACTGGGTGGATGGTGAACTCGCAATCCGTCAATTATCCAAGGCTCAGATTTGTTGGTAACACACATGACGTTGGATTTATAATTTACTTCACTCAAAATTAACTCAATACAAGTGTGCATGTATTTAGCTCTCCCATTACAAATTTGGAACGGCCTACCAATCAAGCACCCTGCAATGACGCGCAAGGAGGCACCATATCTACCTAATGATGAGTTTAATTTAATGTGTCTCGTTTTGGGCAAGTCCGTGGGAATTGAATTTTCCGGATCGAAAGTAATAGAAATCATGCCGGTGCACCCGCGCGGAGGACTTCTATAATATTCACCAGTCATGCCAGTTATAGCAATGTATCCTTCACAATTTCCATCGTTCTCTTCCTCTATGCTTTCAACACACATAGCAATTTCTTCTTTGAACCAACATAAGAATAAGAACATTTCACGTGTAATATCACCTATAGTTGTATTTTCCAATTGCCATTTGTTGGTGGAAAAACTATAATCTCCGCGTCCGCAAGATCTATCGTGCTTGCCAGCCGCATGACATTCCAACATCGTCGAGTCGGGTGGCAAGAAACCGAGTGAAGATAATGCATTGGTTAATTCAGGTCCCAGTATACTAGTGTCGATGCTGTCAACTTTATGTCTGACCAAATCGTAAAAGTAATTGCTCTTATCGTCTTTGCTTGGTTCAAAAGAGTAACTAGGATTTTCTTGCAGACTGGGTTCTTCGTCAGACGCTGCAGGAGTTGGGGGTCTGGAATGAACCAATGTGTTACCATTGGAGTTGAACAAATCAAACGACTTTGTGAAATCAATACCATTAGACCACGGTGAAGCAATCAAAGACACCCTCTCTCCACAGTGACACAGCAATTTCCATTGGTAAGAATCTATGCCAAATGTGTGATCATTTGTGCATTTGTATAGGTGTTTTTCATGGTAATATTCTCCTGTTGGTTTTATAGATTGCGAATCGCCATCTGCTTGGACTTTGTCACCATCCCGCTCATTTAACAATACGGCGTATTTTATCAACAACTCGCTGTCTTCTAATATGTTTCGGAATTCTCTTGTTTCGACGAGATCTGGTATATAATACAAATGTGGGGTTTTGTCTTCTGAACGACCGCTGTAAGTGGTGATTAAACCATTCGATTTCGCTTCACCTTCGGTTGCACAGAGCGGTAATACCCACGGAACAGGCGATTGCCAAGGCAATAAAGGTTCACCCACATTCTGAGAACCATTGCTGCCAGTGCCGTAACTGGTGTAAGATAAACCTGAGGTGGGAGCAGACACAGAACTAGCCAAGTCACTTAAAATTTTGGATTGCTTAGTATCCGATAATTTCTTTCCCCGTAACACGTTGTCATTTCTTTCACTCAAATTAAACCTGACTTTGGTGGTAACTTCTCTATGTCTTCCAGTTCTTTTATCATAAAAATACACTCTATTATTGCTAGTGCTACTAACAACCATTTGATGATATTTTTCAGATTCAACAAAGAATATTTTGTCTCTGCTAAAAGCACATAGAGTTTTAATGTACTCGTCTACCATGTCCACTAACACGACATGTGTGCCCTCTGGATAAATAACAGACTTGCCGTCTATCTTAATGTAATTATCTCTTGGATAACAATATTCACCTTTATCGGCTTTGTACGTGTTCAATCCAAGCCATAAATGATCGTCTTTATAATAGTCATCGATAGTACTAGCTATTTTTAGATCTTTCTCTTGGTAGTCAACAAATCTTTTCCTATAACCACCTAAATGATTGCATTTCCTAGTACAAAGTTGCACCGAGCTGTCAGTTTTTGGGGTTATTCCTGCAGTCACTAACGAATCAGAACTTAGTAACTCCAATCTATCTAGACCAACTTTCTTGCACAGGTCGCATGCAGCACACACAAAATATTGCAACGTACTTCCAAGGAAAGTTTCTTTTACGTAACTGAGTCCTTCAATTGCAGTCAAAACAGCGTTTCTGGATTGCACAGCAACCCCACCAATTTTTAAATCTCTGACTTCATCGCACGTCATTGTAGACAATGCATCTAAGTTGGTGACGAGTAATTGCATGAAAGGTTTGAAACTATCAATTCCTGTAACATTAACAAAATACTCGTAAAGGTTTTTATAATTCATCTTTGGTATAAACTTGTTAACGATCTTTCCTATCAAACTCTCCAAGGATAAAAATAAGTGTTGATACAAACCGTATTCTTTTGCAATCAATTTGTACTTATAAAGCATGTGTTGATGCATCAGCCACGCAATCCTAGCTGTATCTAGAATCTCGCTTTCAGTCAAGTTAAACCTACTATTAACGCTGGAAGTTGAGTAAGAAACACTATTTTGCAGAGTCCTAACTTGTACCAACAAATCTTCGTATGTAGTATCGGGTCTTAGCAATCTCCTTCTCAGGTTGCCAAGTACATGTACGTTTATATTTAATTGTCTGGTTTTCAACAGAGTTTTAGAACTAATTGCATGAATTGGATCTAATATAATTTCAGGAATATCAATCACAACATATTTGTCATTTTGAATAGCAACGTCCATCCATGACGATCCGCTGGCGGCAACTATGTGACACAATCTGAATCCCGCTTCATATTTCATTGTGTGAATTACAAAGTTTCCTTGTGGAGTGGAAAATGGTTTGCCCTGAACAATAGCATCTAACAATTTCTTACTTACAGGGTACAGGGTGCGTGAATCATTGAATTTGAAAAACCAGCTACCATCAATATTGTGATGTTGAATAGGACACCAAAAGAACACTTCTCGGAAGTCATCGAGCATCCTTCCCCATTCTGTGGCGCCCATTTGCAATATATTAGGTCCACAAACTGCCATTTCAGCATTGTTGTTAGTTCCAGTCCAAACATTTTCAAACTCTAATTGTCTTTTGATTTTTGAATACATAACGCCATCTGCAGGTAAACGGGCCATGTGTTGTTGTAACATGTCAACAAACAACGCTCTTTGTAATTTGTAATCAACTACTCCGTTCGAAGAACACAAGTCATAACTCACTTTGTGATTCTGGTTAGAACAATAACTTGCATAACTAGTGTTCATATAGTATTGAATCTCCATCTTGCAATGTTCAAACATACTTGCCGTCAAAATGTCACAAGCTGCGTGTCGCGCGTCACCAAGAGCATTTTTGTTGTTTGAAGCGAATTGTTTTATGTCACTGTTATCTCGAATGGAAGTAAACACGTTGTCTGGCAAGTACTTGAGAGAATCAGCTTCAGCTAAAGAGGATATCCTTAAAGCCCCTACTCTTTCAACCAGATTGTAATAGGCTTTAGTTTTGTGTTGCCTATGCCATTCAATGGTTTCGCTCATTCCAGGAAGTTTAAGAACATGAGGGGCACCGACTAGGTTGGTGTAAACTTTTGCCACTAACCTAGTGCTATAGTGCTGTTTCTGATGTTCATGCATGGAATGCAAACTCTCATATATATAATCCATGAACTTACCGCGCTTCACGTCGAATTTTCGCTCGCCGTTACGAATGTAACTAACTTTGCTGCGACCCAAAACGTTCTTTTTAACAAAAGGATACCAATTCATACAATCATACCCGGTCACGTTTATTTTAAGACCCATTTCTTGAATCAATTCTCGGCTTAATAAAACATTCGGAGATTGCGTGTACCACATTACTTTTTCAAAACCAGTCCAATTATGTGGTAAATCTTTCACTGCAGTCCTAAACCTCTCTGTTAAAATAACATGAGACAAAACTTTAGAATCGAATCTTTCTTCCATCAAAGAGAAATTTTCGCACTCAAACAATTCGTAAATGATGTCAGCGTTTGGTCCACTGATAACTCGGCTGTTGGATGATAAATAATCTTTAGAAATGTGATTTTCGACGCCATCAACACTTATTACTAATGCACAACAAGCTGCACATTCATTGTTTTCCAGCGAAATTCTGAATTTGTGACCGTCATGTTTAATAATGTTATCTCTGTTACTAGCGTTCAGCACTTTGGTAATCCAGGCCAAGACCCGACACCTGTATTGATTTTTCTTGGAAATAGAGTACACAATATCAGTTTTTCTTGGATTGTCAGATCTACATTTACTGATCAAATCCAACAACTTATCTCGATATTGCAATATATTGTCCGAACATTTCAACCCATTGCGAACATTGTAACTTAAACTTGCAGTCAACATTAACATCCTGGCTTCAATGAGCAAGTCATCGTCTTTCAACTTGATTAATTTCAAACTAATCATTGGAACTTCGTTGGTGATTTCCGAACAAAACTCAGTGAAATCGAAACTATCTTCAAGGTTTTTCGATCCAGAATACACTTCCAATTCGCGTTTTGGCAAAGTTTCACCATCAAACGTAAGTATTTCTTCATTTCCAGCGACGACACCACCAAATCTCTTATACAAAGGGGTGACCCCGGAAAAGCAATCCACACTGATCCAAGTCAATTTTGTAGTAGCTCTAGTAGCAGCACTCAAACAATATTGCGTGTTCAAATGAATATCTGCTCCAGTTCCAATGAGTGGAGCTTGGATAATCGCCACATTTGGATTTTCTTGTCCTTGATAAGTATGTACCGTTTGAACTATTCTATGTTGCTTTCTCAGTTCAAAATATTTCTTGATCCTGGTAGCATGATCATTGTAGAAGGTGAGAATAACAGTAGCCTTACCTATAGCGGAAGCAATTTCATCTAATTGCCAATTTGGTAAATAAAACGTTTCAAACACTGTTTCGTGATCGCTCTTTGATTCCAAATCTGACATGGCTGAATGTTTACTTATTTCTGATGTTAAAGGATTACCGAACCTATAAGTCACAGACAAGTTCGTTACATCTTTCGTTAACTTCATAGCATGTCTAAGACTATTGGTGTTGATCCTACTGCCGCCAGAAGTGAAAAAGTCAACAGCAGGAATTTGCAGGGGATCTCCCAAAAGATATAATTTTTCCACTTTTGTGGTGAGCAAATTAGCTATTTTCCATGGGTGTAGCAGTGTTGCTTCGTCAATAATCAAAATTTTCGTTTTACATTTTTCATATGAGCATTTTTCAACACTCAAAACGGAGGTGTTTGCCGGCACCTTTGACAGCAATGAATTAACGCCTCCTCTAGTGCAAGCCACAACGGTACATTTTTCTTTTGTATCCCTGACTATTTTGCCAACTGTCACTGATTTTCCAGATCCAGCGACACCACAAATGACTGTACTGTTAGTGTACAGGTTATTTAATTTATCAGAATCAATCTCATTCGATAAAATTGAAATCATGGTTATAATAGTACTCATGTAAGACGCTTTCGGAATCATGACTTCTAATTCTCTGTTTTTCTGAACTGTCTCAATTTGACATTTTCCTTCTTGCATAACAACAAAAGAAGCATTCCAACTACCACCAGAGTTAATGAATACTACATCTCCATTTTTAACTTTGTGTGCTGCCAAATCAATATATGGTACTCCTTTAATCAATAATGGTTTAACTTTTCTTCTCTCACAATAAGCTCCAGGTTCTAGGAAAAGCTTGCATATCTTCCACATGCAATCTAGTAAAACGTGTTTGGAATTTAATTCTACATTGGCCACATTCTCATTGTCGACATCAAAAACCACATTAAATTCTTCTGGCGCTAATTGATTTTTAATGGCAGTACAAAATTTATCCAACAGAGTAGCCCATTCCGTTGCAACGTTAATATTGAACAAACCTTTTGAAATGTTGTGATCCAACGAATTCGAAAACACACCATTTCTGAACGATGGAATAGACAATTTTTGTGGAATTTTCCACGTGTATTTTTCGTGAAGAGTGAATGCAATAGTTACTTTCATTGCATCGTTTGTGTTAGAGTACGACATACCAAAAAGTTTTGAGCTTAAGCGCTCATGTTCATCAGGCGTACTTGGATTATGACAATATTTATTGATGCTAGTGGTCATTTTCCAAGTCACAGATGAACAAACCCAATGTTGGTCCAACCCATCAGTCATTTCGACACAAGCCCACATATCAGAGTCATCAGCCCTGTACGTATAAACACCAGTGTTGTCAATAATCATACAATTAATACCATAAGAATTTAAAACCAATGATATGTTGATAGCAGACAAGTTCGACATCCTGCCTTTGAGTAGGTCACGGACAAATGACTCGCTATAAGACATTTCTGTGTAATATCTAATGCAAGCCATTCCACAATCTCCAACTTTAGGGTCGTATACAACTTCAAGGTTTAACAAATCTCTGTCAAACACAGGGTGCTTTGCGCACAAGAAAGGAACTAGAGACGTCCTAAAATCGTGCGGAAGCTGATAACTAATAGGTTTTCGATCATATAACACTGCGATGGCTACAGGTTGCAAACAAGATACCACTTCTTGTTTGGCATACTTCATAGCGTATTCTTCTCTCAGAGTTTGCGTAGCAATGGGTCTTCTAACTTCTACTGTTTTGGGCTTATTTCCTGCCTGCTGCTCAACCCTGAAATTTCCACGTTTAAAGTTGGTGCGATTACCGAATTCATTACCTAGTTTTGAAGTCGTTGTTTGCTCTGTAGTGTAGTCAATAATTTTAATTTCAACTAAGCAGCAATCACAAAATTTTTCATTGGAGGTCTTTTTCTTACAGCACACACAGATATTAACTGCATATTGTCCTTGATGATTGTCAGGGTCACAGTCGTGCACACAACTAGTGAATTCCAAATAACAACACTTGCACAGATTGTTCAATCCAGCCGTTGGTGCGGAACAGCAACTGCAAATTCTTCCAGTGTCAGCTTCAGGACAAACGGAATGATGGCTGCATGCATGCCATTCGTTAGTGTGAATAATAGTGTACGAAACTTGTTTGGTCCAACAATCTATGCTAGCCCAACGTTCTAAACCTGTACCGACGCTGGATCTAATTGCTGGATTTTTGAGTAAATCAAACAATTGTTTGAGTATATCTAAACTATTGTCTTTTTCGGTAATGTTTTCAACTGAGAAAGTAAACATGGCAGACAGGGCACTAGCACACAGTTTACTCAGTCCGTTTGTGTTCACCATTCCCAAGATGTTGTCATACCAATTTTGTCTGGTTAGCAACATTCTTGCGACGTAAACGTGAGTGTAGGCGTCTTCCGCGGTTATGGTGTGTTGCATAACTTCCACCCCCCTTTTGTTATAAGAGTACCAACTCAACGCCATAGCGTATTCTATCATTTTCTCTTGAGAGACTTTTCCAGTTATATTTAAGTTCATTAGTCTCGTAATCAACTTCTTGTGTAATCGTCTGCGTTCCAGTCGAATTAAATCTATTGACCCTAGTTTAAATAGGGAATCATTAAGCACAGGAATTTCGAATGTCATAGACTCGTCCTCACCGCTAACAATGTAATCACCTTTCATCTTCGTCATGCAAACCACCTGCATAGGTCCGAAAACTTTGCGAGCAACCACAGTTACAACGTTATTTCCAGACAGCATGGAATCACTGTACAGCAACTTACTAAAAGTTGAAACACACTCTGCTTTGGTATCAGCTCCAATTGTGTAATATAAAACACCATTGACGTGCTTGTACCAGCCCAATTCTCTCTCGAGCGGACCCTCTCCACTCTCTGGCACACAAGGCCCCAACATAAATACAAATTCGTGGTCATCAACGTCTTCCACTTGGGGATCTATAGATATTCTGTACCTCATATCCACACCATTTGGATCTTTGAAGAATTTTTGATGGCAAAGTAGTTCTCTAATGACTTCATCACAAGAAGTATTGTCAGGAATACAATTGTTGTAAGCATACGTAGACATCAAATCGAATAGAAATTGCTTGTCATTATCCATAAAAGTAGATCTTGTTGTATTGATTAAAAATCTATTCATATCTTTATAATCTGAGCCCGCTAGCTTTCGACTGGGTCGGCTAGTGTATAAAGTGTTGTAATTGAACCGAGAAAAAGTATTGTTGATGACCCGATTGTCGTGATCGCCAATCGCTTCCCGATATTTTTGACCAATGTCATCTCCAATCATGTTTTCCAAACTTTCAAAGAAGTCATTTTTCAACAAGCTATCTTCTAAAGCACCGACCATAACAGGCATTTCTTTAATTACCGGTACAGATGTTTTGTTTACAACAAATGTTTTGCCATCGATTTCTTTTAAGGGCAACTCTTCCATTTCAGGACTCCAATAACCGCTGTCAGCCCTTTTCATAACGTTTTTAATAGTGCTTCTAGAAGAAGCTTCATCCAACACAGCCAAAAACTGGGTAATATCAACACATTTACACACTTTCGGTTTGGGATAAAGTGCTCCGCAAGCACAATTGTTACTAGCTGAGAAAAACCAATCACTCTTTTTATGAACTGCGGAAATATGCAAGTCCCCGTCTAATTGCCATTCGTACAATATGGAATAAGTCGTGGGGTCAACTCGTTGCCAGCTGGCTGTTTCGTTGGAACAGCATATGCGTAAACGAGTGGCTAAATCCGCTGCTGACATTTGGTTTCTGTTAGGAGGGGGAACGCATTGTTCCATAGTTTTCGGCAACTCACTCCAACAATCCCCATCTCCTCCAACTAAGATCTGCTTGGACTCAGTTTCTTTGAAAGGTGACCCGTTTTGATCACAAACCTCAATTAGTTCTTCAGTAATGTCAAGATTGACTACAGTCCATTCTTCATCGTCTAACCAAGTGAAAATCGGTTGACATGGAATAGCTGGAGTTCGATCTTTGTAATCATCAAATAGAGGTCTTGACTCAAATTTCAATTGACGTAGCTGAGACCCAGTTAACCGCTTGCCCATCTTTTTATTTTTCCTAAATTTAATGGCGGAAAACTTATTTTTAATTGGTATTACGCGACTTTCATCGAAAGTCTTAAAATACCAATTTTTATAGCCATTAGGTCCCACAAACGTGGCACCATGTTTTACTGTGTTCAGGCAAAGACACAAACTGACCGCGAAAAGTAATTTCGCGAGAGTAATCAAGCCCTGGTCAGGGGGGGCTTGATTTTTGTAAGTTCGTTTTAGATCTTCTTGGTGTTTTAATGTATGTGAATGGATC